CGGAAATTTGTACATATTTCGAAACAGATTTGGACCGTCGAAAATCCGTAATGATCATCACGGTTTACGGATTTGGAACCCGGCTAAGTGAGTTCCCAAAATCGTGATCCAGGAGGTATCCGGCGACCCATTCTACCGAGCTAGGGAACCGTAGTAGAATATTCTTCTCATGGACCGTGAGGTAAGCCAGTATTCAAGTTAACGGGGGTTAACATGATCGAAATTATCTACGCGACCTCTATCCTCACCTTGGCTGCGTCCTCGCTTGCGATCTTAGTGTCTATCATATAGGGGGTGAGGGTGTCGAGACCCTCCCTGACTGCGGCAGTCCGAACTGACGGACTTCAAACTGTAGGGACGACTGCAAGCGTCCGCCGCTCTTTTCTTCCGTGGCCGAGAGGCTTACGGCAGTGGGCCCGGCCTCCTGCCTCTCGGTTTAACTCCTGGTTTGACGGGAGGCAGCGAGGTCCGGGCTCAATATGAGTGGGGTGAGTAAGTGAGAGGACCGTGAACGATGATCGAAAGGTGACCATTTTTCTAATCTCTGCGCTCGTAGTCGTGATCATCTTGCTCGCGCTCCTGTTCACCTACTACTAGCTGCCTGGTTCCTCTCGTGAGAAATTTCTTGCCTCAGTGTTGCCAAAAAGCTACTGCCAAAAAGCCACAATGCGTATAAGGTCCCCACCACTAAAAAATGTGTTCAACCAAGGGGACTGAGCATGAAGAGACCTCTCGCCTACGCACTACCGCTGTGGCTGGTAATTGCCACGACCCCTCCGGCGATGGCCCAGACGGCCACCGGAGTAGGGGTGGCCAAGTCCAGCTCCTCCTCAGCCTCCAAGGCCGTCGCGATCTCTGGTCAGGGCGGCAACGGAGGCCAGGCGGCGGTCACGCTGAACAGCAACGTGCCTGCCGTCCAGACCATCAACAACACCGGGACCTCCACGGTAAAAAACGTGCCCACCGTGTTCGCCCCAGGCCTGGCGGCCGCGGGCCTCGAGACATGCCTCGGGTCTGTATCTGCGGGAGCTGGCGTGGTTGGGACCGGGGCCACCTTCGGGACCACGATCCCAGACCCAAGCTGCGCTGCGAGACTGGATGCGCGTACGCTCTGGAGCTTCGGCCTGAGGAAGGCGGCCGTGGCTCGCCTCTGCCTCCAGCCGGACATCTACCGGTCCATGCCCGAGGTCTGCGTTAACTACCTGCCCCAGGCGGCTCCATCGGGCTTCACGCTGTTTCCAGCCTCCGCTCCGGCTCCGATCGCCTATGAGCAGAGCGTAACAGGAAGCGGTCGAGGTGGCCCGATCATGCTCGTGGAGGGCAGCACGGGCCGCGACCGCCTCTGCGATGACTACGACGAGCCCGGCCAGAAGTGCCGGGTCTGGGCCCACACGACCACGCATCACCCGAAGAAAAAGACTGCGCCCCTGCCGACGGAGGGCAAGTCTTAGCGAGCTCGCCCGGGTGGCTCGCTGCCACACCCGGGCCTGGCTAGCACTCGGGGCAGCTAACAAAAGGTGAGACTATGCGCAAGTTGTTTTTATCGGTTGCCTTTGCCGCGCTCATGTCGGCCCCGGCGCTCGCCGGTTCCACAGTGGCCGTCGGCACTGGTTTTAACTTTGGTCACGTCCAGACCTCCAATGGTGCGGTCACGACTGGGACGGCCGCGGCCGGCTCGCTCGCGACTGGGACCAACACCTCACTGGGTGCTGGCTTTGCCACGGCGACTCCGGCCGGCGGTCTCTCTGCCGCGGTCGGGGCCTCTGCGGGCCAGAGCAACTCAGCGAGTGGTGCGTTCAGCATCGGCAACGGTGCCGCGGCCGCTGGTGGAGTATCGAATAACGTCGGTGCCGGTCTTGGGATCGGGTTCACCAACGTACAGCCCTAACCGAAGAAGGATCGGAACCCCTCACCCCCTGGTATCCGGTCCGTCTAGGTTGAGAGGAGGTTCGTCCGTAGAGGGCGGACCTCTTCGGCGTATTGACAGGGGGTCAAACCAGGAGGATTTAACATGCCGAGAGGTTCACTGGCCTACATCATGCTGCTCGACGACTACTCCGGTGGCACACCGACCCACCCGATCGTACCGGGTGGTCCGCCCCCGGAGGTCTGGCCCGGTCCGGGCTATCCCGCCCACCCGATCGCTCCCGGCGGCTCGCCTCCGGGCATCTGGCCCTCGCCTGGCTATCCCTCGCACCCGATCGCCCCCGGCGGTGGCCCATCCCACCCGATCGTCATCCCTCCGGACGCGATCGCCCCGGGCGTGCCCACCCACCCGATCTTCCTCCCGGTGTATCCCGGTCACCCGATCGTGATTCCTCCGGGCAGCCTCGGCGGCGGCAAGCCGGAGCACCCGATCTATCTGCCGCCGAGCGTTTGGCCGGGCCCAGGCAAGCCTGAGCACCCGATCGTGATCCCACCCGACTCGGTCGAGCCTGGAGTACCCAGCCATCCGATCGTGATCCCACCACCCCCGCTGGGCATCTGGGGTCCGACCGACCCGCGGCCGAGCGTTCCGATCTTCCTCCCGCCGGACACCCCGGACGAGGAGCGGAAGAAGCTGATCACGTGGCACATCGGCTGGAGCGAGGACACCGGCTGGGTCGTGGTCGGCGTGCCTAACCCAGACCACCCAGTACCATCGAAGTGAGCCGATAGATGGGCAGGAGAGGCATAGGCGCCATCCCGAAGACGTCGACACCCCCGCAGAGGGTGAACCCGTGGGACAAGCCTGGCCTCTCCCGCGCCGAGCGAGTGATGGCGTTCATCGAGGACCTCACGGTCACGTCCGGAGCAGACAGTGGGAAAAAACTGCTGCTCCGTCCGTGGCAGAGGCGGTTCATCAGGAGCGTCTACCGGGAGAACCAGCGCGGCATCCGCATGGTCAGGACCGCGGTGCTCTCGATGGCCCGCAAGAACGGCAAGACCCAGCTGGCTGCGGCGCTGGGTCTCTGCCACGTCTCCGGTCCGGAGGCCGAGATGAGGGGCGAGGTGTACGCCTGCGCCAACGACCGGTTCCAGGCCGGCAAGATATACAACGAGATGGAGGCGATCGTCCTGCACCACCCGTGGCTCTCTGCGAGGATCAACATCTCGAGCTTCACGAAGAGCATGACCGACGTGTACAACGGGACGATCTACTACACGCTCACTTCGGAGGCCAAGACGAAGATGGGTCTGTCGCCCTCGTTCGTCGTGTACGATGAGCTCGGCCAGGCCAACTCTCGCGAGCTGTACGACGCCATGGACAGCGCGATGGGTGCCCGCAAGGAGCCGCTGATGCTGGTCATCTCCACGCAGGCGGCCGATTCCTACGCCCCGCTCTCCCACCTGATCGACTATGGGATCAAGGTGAACGCCGGCGAGATCAAGGACCACTCATTTCTGCTCACCCTGTATGCGGCGCCCGACGACGCTGACCCATGGAGCGAGGACACGTGGGAGCTGGCCAACCCCGCGCTCGGCGACTTCCGGTCGAAGGAGGACGTGAAGCGGCTGGCCAACCAGGCCCAGCGGATGGCTACGAAGGAGAACGCGTTTCGCAACCTGATCCTGAACCAGCGGGTGGCCGCGGAGGCCAGGTTCATGGAGCCATCAGCGTGGAGGGCCTGCGGCCAGGAGCCGGTCATTCCCCAGGGCGCCAAGGTCTGGGCCGGGCTGGACATCGGCAGCACGAGGGACCTCACGGCCCTGGTGATCGCCTACTGCGACCAGAATGGAGACTGGAACGTCAGGCCGTGGGTGTGGGTGCCGGGCAACCTCCGAGACAAGGGCGAGGAGGACGGCGTGCCCTATGAGGTCTGGGAGCGGCAGGGCGTGGTGATCGCCAGCGGCGTGGCCACCGATCCCAGGGCGGTCGCCAGGAAGATTGCCGAGGTCAACGGGGTCAACCCGATCCAGGGGCTCGCGTTCGACCGCTGGCGCATCCACGAGCTCAAGCGGGAGCTCGACGGGATCGGCTGCCGGGTGCCGCTGGTCGAGCACGGGCAGGGCTACAAGGACATGACCCCGGCGGTCGACTGCGTGGAGCGGTTGATCATCCAGGAGAAGATCAGGCACGGGCTGAACCCGGTGCTGACCTGGTGCGCCAACAACGCCGTGGTGGTCAAGGACCCCGCCGGGGGCCGGAAGTTCGACAAGAGCAACACCAAGTACCGGTCCAGGATCGACGCCCTCGTGGCCATGGCCATGGCCCTGTCCGCCGGCGCCGTGAAGGAGCAGAAGAAGGTCGTCGATCTGGACACACTGATCGCATAGGAGGTCACGCATGAACGAGATGATCAAGCCGGCGCCACTGACCTTCCACAAGAGCGAGCCTCCGCTCGACCTGCCTCGGGGCAATCTGTTCCGGAGGATGCTGGCGGCCAGAGCCGTGGCCGTGGTCAAGCGACGGGCCGTCGATCTAGTGGCCGCTGAGATGTGGCCGAGCGACCGAGAGCTGGCCGCGGTGGTCAAGGCGGCCTCAGCCCCTGCCATGACCACGACGGTCGGGTGGGCGGCCGAGCTCGCCCACAAGGTGACCGCGGACGTCGTCCAGGCGCTCGGCGCCTCGTCCGCTGGGGCGACCGTCTTGGGTCGCAGCCTGCTGCTTACCTGGGACGGCGCCGGGAGCCTCGGCGTGCCTGGGTTCGTGGCCTCTGCGGGCAGTGCGGGGTTCGTCGCGGAGGGTGACCCCATCCCGGTCCGCCAGTTCGCGGACACGAGCCAGACCCTGCTGCCCCACAAGCTGGCCTCGATCGTCGTGCTCACGCGGGAGATGGTCGAGAGCAGCAACGCAGAGGTGATTCTCGGGGACACACTGGTCAGGTCCGCGGGTCTGGCCCTGGACGCGGTGCTGTTCGGCAGCACGGCGGCCACAGCAGCAGCCCCGGCGGGCATCCGCAATGGGATCGCGGGGTTGACCGCGAGTGCCAACACGGACGCGTTCGGCGCCTTCTTCGAGGACATGGCCACCCTGCTCAACGGTGTCGGTCCGGTCGGAGGCAGCGGGCCGTTCTTCATCGTATCCTCAATTGGTCGCCTGGCCAGCGCCAGTGGGCGATACGGCAGCCTCAAGGCGGAGGGCACCGACGCGACGATCATCCCAGTGGCCTCTCCGGCGGTGGGTGCCGACGTGGTCGTGGTCGCGCCCCAGGCCCTGGCCGCCGCGATCAGTCCTGCCCCGGACATGGAGACGGCCAGCACCGGCACCCTGCTGATGGACAGCGTGCCCACCGGGACCTTTGGGTCGACCGGGCCTGAGCGGAGCCTGTTCCAGAGTGAGAGCATCGCGCTCAAGATGAGGTGGCCAGTGTCCTGGGTGCTCCGCGACGTGCGGGGCGTGGCCTGGCTCACGCCGACATGGAAGTAGTGTGATGAATGGCTTCTTCGACGACGTGCCGGACATGGATCCGATCGTATCCTGCGAGCAGACCTCCTATGGCTGGAGGGGATTGACCGGCGGTGGAGAGGTATTCGAGGTCAGGGGTGAGAACGGACACAGGGTGGACGTGCCAGACTCTACCTTGGTATTTCATCAGGGTAGAGCGATCGGCAGGCGAAGGATTACCAACGAGCTGAGGGTGGACATCAATGACTACCTCCTCCACTTCAACCGAGTGGTTGAGCTGTACAGGCGCAACGAGCTGTCGGACGCCCTCGTGGAAGCCGATCTGACCCTCCTGGCGGCCCCAACCGTGAGGGCCAAGTTCAATCGAGCCATGGTCTTGCTGGCAGCCGGCCGGTGGCGCGAGGGTTTGCATGAGTACTGGGAGTGTGAGCAGAGCAGATCGTTCATGAGACCCCAGGTCGAGCAGGCGCTCGCCATGGGTCTGCGGCCGTGGAAGGGCGAGCCACTGACCGGGAAGCGGCTGCTCTTGATCCACGCCCACGGGTTCGGTGACAGCATCATGGTGATGCGCTACGTGCGGGACATGCCCAAGACGATCATGGTCATGCCTCCCGAGCTGCGTAAGATGGCCGAGCAGTGTGGGATCGTGGTCGCTGAGCCGATCGACTGTGACTTCTTCGCCCCGATCCTCCATTTGCTCTACATGCTCAACATCACTCCGGACATTGTGTCTGGAGCGCCGTACCTCCGCCCGCCCATGCGCACGGCCAACAAGTGGCACATAGACCTAGGATCGAAGACCCGAAGGCGGATAGGTGTGGCCTGGTCCGTGGGAAAGCTGAGCGTCGGGGATTACCCCAGAGAGATTGAGCTTGGCCTGCTGGCCCAGGCCCTCGGCGGTGACGCAGAGTTGCACAGCGTCCAGTCCCAGGGCGCTGAGCTCGCGGCCGACCACGGGATCATTCCCCATAAGCTCGAGAGCTTCGCCGACTGCGCCGGGTTGATGATGACCATGGATGAGATCGTCAGTGTAGACACGGCCGCGCTCCACCTCGCCGGGGCGATCGGCCACCCCAGAGTGACCGGACTTTTGTCTTACTGGTCGAGCTGGAGGTGGTGCGCAAGATGGTACGACAACGTCAGGCTCTGCCGCCAGGTCTCGGACGGAGACTGGCTTAGTGCTCTGGACCAACGTTGAACGAGGCGGTAGATTATGACTGAACCAGGTCAATTGGCTACCAATCCCGCCAGTGTCATGGGTGAGCTCGGCGGGGGTCTCATCACTTTTGTTTATGACGCGACCGGCCTGGCTAACGTGACGGCATGCGCGTGGCCGCTGGTGGGTTGGGTCTATGATCTCGCTGCTCCGACCAATCCAAGTCCAATCGTGATGGGCAATCCGATCAAGACGCCACCTGCGACTGGAGCGATCCTCTCGCCACCGTGGGCTCACGTCGTCAATGAATTTGCGTGCTATGTGCCAGACACAGGCAACGGTGGATGGCGAGGGACGTTCGCGCAATTGATGACTTGGTTGGCGACCAACAATGGAGCTCATCGAAAAATCATAGGTCAATTTACTGTCCCTCCATTGATGAATGCATGGACGCTGTGGTCGAGAGACAATAAGTCTCTCGTTGGGCCGTAGATGAGTATTACCGACATTGAGCGTGACAAGTACGCCGAGCTGTGGAGCGATGTGCCGGAGTATCGCGAGTACTCGCCCGGTCTGGAAAACGTCGAGCGCTTCCTCCAGGTGATGCAACCGCGAGCTAGGGCGTCATTGATCGACATCGGCTGCGGTACTGGCCAGGCCGGTCTGAAATTTGCGGAATTCGGATTTGAGGTGAGTTGGATCGACATCACTGCCGCCGGTCTTCATCCCGACGTCCCGCGCCAGCGGTTCATTGAGCAGGAGTTGTGGGGCGGTTGGGCCAGGCGCCAGTGGCTCGGCTATGACTATGGCTTCTGCTGTGACGTGATGGAGCACGTGCCGACCGAGTACACCATGTTGGCACTAGATCGGATCATCTCGGTTTGCCGGACCACGTGGTTCCAGATCGCTTTAGTTCCGGATCAGTTTGGGCTGGTGATCGACCAGCCGCTGCATCTTACTGTGCGACCGTTCCGGTGGTGGCTCGACCACCTGCGCACCCTGGGTCGCGTGCTCGACGCCCGCGACTTGTGCGGATCCGCGCTCTATGTGGTGGGTAAGCCATGAAGAATGAGATACTGAGTGACGGGCTCCACAAGGTGACATTCAATCCTGATGATGGTTGTAACGTCCCAGACGAGGTGATCATTGCGCAGGTCGAGGCCAACATTCGACGACAACTGCCCCAGGCATACCCGCACGTACCGAATGAGGAGAGGGTTGCTCTGGTCTGTGGTGGACCCTCGCTGAGGACCACCGAGCGCGACCTGATCAACGCATACTGGAGCGGCGCCAAGGTGATCGCACTGAACGGCTCCTACCAATGGTGCATCGATCGCAACATCCGCCCGTCCTGTATGGTGATGCTGGACGCACGGGAGTTCAATGCTCGATTCGTTGCTACTCCGATTGAGAAGTGTCGCTACTTGTTGGCAGCCCAGTGCCATCCTGCTGCGTTTGAGCTGTGCAGGGATCGTGACGTTACGATCTGGCACTGCTGCTCGGGTGGTCAGCCAGAGATGGATCTGTTGAAGGAGTACTACTTCAATCGATTCAATCCTATCACGGTTGGCACCACAGTAGCCGTTCGTGCCATCCTGCTGCTGACCATGCTGGGTTTCCGCACCTTCGATATCTTCGGCCTGGACAGCTGTTGGATGGACGACGAGCACCACGGTTATGCTCAGCCTGAGAACGACAACGACATGCGACTCAAGACCTGGTTGCGTCCGGAGGGCCGTGAGGACTTGTGGTGCAGCTTCATGTGTGCACCATGGATGATGAGACAGGCGGTGGACTTCCAATCGCTGGTCGCCGAGCACGGCGATAAATTCCGACTCAACGTGCGGGGCAAGGGGCTGATCGCTGCGATCATGCGGATCGCGGCAGAGCTAGGAACGCAGGTTTCACCACAGATAGGAGACTGACATGGCAGCAGGCGCATGGACGTTCTACAACATCGCGAAGAAGAAACTGGCCGATGGAACGATGGACTTGGACACCAATACGTTCAGAATGAGTCTGTATACGTCGGCCTCAAACGCCGCAACTCTGACGCTCTCCACAAAGGGATCGGTGACCGGAGAGGTAACCGTAGCCAATGGATACTCAACCTCAGGCAAGCCGTTGTCAGGGATCACCTGGGCCAATGGCGCGTCGGCCAAGGTGTGGCGTTGGAACGCGGCGGCGCTGGTTTGGACGGCCGGCGGCGGCAGCATCGCCAACGTGAAGTTTGCAGTCATTCGCCAATCTTCTGGCACACCTGACAAGCTTCTGTGCTTCTCGCAACTCTCGACGGCCGCCTTCTCCATCACGACGGGTAACACCTTGACTATCACGCCGAGCGCGAACGGTATCTTTGAACTGACTTGAAATGCTGGTCCGTCTTGGGCGCGTTTTTGGCAGTGGCGGTCCTGGCGGTGGCGTCTCAATCAGTCCGCCAAGTGTAGCACTGCATCTGAGTGAGACTGCGCCGAGCCTCGGTGGCCAGTTCACCAACAAAAACATCGTAGCCGTTGGAGATAGCATCACCAACGGCTTCGAGACCACAACGCCTTACCCTGGCCTTGTCGCTGGCCACTTCGGTACTACCTCAGTCGTAAAAGCGCATGATGGCTCGGGTTGGGTACACGACGGTGGCACCGGGTCTATTCCGGCTAACTCAAGTGAGGTTGACGCCGTAGTGACCGTGCCGCCGCAGACGCTGATCTTGTTCGCAGGCACCAACGACTTTGCGTTTGACAACGCTGACCCGACCACCATCTTCAACGACATGATGACCTATCGTGCCGGTCGCGTATCGGCTGGGTTCAACGCTTCGAAAATTATCATCGCCACTATGCTGCCGCGTGGGTCGTTCATTGAGAGCTTGCGAACAAGCTATAACAGCCTGATCGTCTCCAACGCTTCGACCTATGGTTACGCCGTGGCGCGACTCGACCTCGACCCAAATATTGGCCCTCTCGGATCAGAGACCAATCTGACCTACTACAACTCCGACCAAGTCCACCCGAATAATGCTGGGCACAGCATCATCGCGGGCATCTTTGAGGCGGTAATGTCATGACGCTTTGGAAGCCGACCGACCTCACCAGCGTCACGCTTGAGGGCTGGTATCGCGTCCATGACGTGACCGGCTCGACGGGTGACGGAGCTGATCTGACTGGGACCTCGCCGGTCACCGCGTGGGCGGACAAATCAGGTCATGGGAGAAACCTCGCTAACGCTGGCTCACCCGTCTACAGTGCGACCGGCCTTGATGCCACGCATCCTGCTGTCACCTTGAGCTTCTGCGGCTTCTGGACGGCGGCGGGCCAAAGCTATCCAGCAGGCGCCGTCCTGGGCGCGATGGTGGTGGGTGGCCTCTCTTCCTCTGGGCGCGTCGTCTCGTTTACTGCCGGTGCCGGGAATGACTATGATAACACGGGCATGATCCCAATCTATGATCCATCAGCATCCGTCCAGTTTTATTACAACGGTGCTAGTTGCGACATCTCTTCGGCTGCCATAGCGATCCCGGCGCTACTTGCGGGAATTCCTCTCTCGACCACAACTGCGAAGTCGGCACTAAACGCTGTCCTGTCCACCAATGCGGCGGTTGCTATCGCTGGCGTCTCGGCGACCCGGATGGGCCTTTTTGCGGACGCCATGGCCGGCGCCAACAATCCCAGCGGGGCTTGCGCTGAAGCCGTGATCTTTGCGGGCGTCTTATCAACCGGCGACAGAGCCAGCCTCGAAGGCTACATCGCCTGGAACAACGGCCAGCAAGCGTTGCTTCCGACCGGCCATACCTACAAGAGCGCGGCTCCTACAATCACTACAGCTGGTTTCTTCGCCCGAGAGTACTACGATTTGAGCACAAGGACCGTCAGAAATGTTTAAGAACGTCGCCTCACAGAAGGTTGCGCTGTTCGCATTCGACACGACCACTGGCGCTCCAAAGACTGGTGACGGTGCGAACATCACTCCCTATGTCTCCAAGGACTACGGTGTCGTTACGACACTCGGCACCGCCACGGCGACAGAGATGGATGCCACCAACGCAAAGGGTTGGTACTCATTCGTGTTGGCCCAAGCCGAGACCAATGCGGACGCTTTATTATTTAGTGGCAAAAGTGTCACTGCGAACGTCTCGGTCGTCGGTGCGCTGATCTATACCACGCCACCAAACTTCTCTGCTCTCTCGATCAGTGCTACCGGGATTGCCTCGGTGACTTCGAATGTGAAGAAGAACCAAGCTCTGGCTGGGTTCACCTTCATCATGACCGACAGCACCAATCACAACCCGGCAACCGGCAAGACCGTGACGGCCCAGCGCTCACTCGATGGAGCAGCGCTCGGCGCTGCTTCCAACACCGTGGTTGAAATCAGCAATGGCCTTTACAAGATTGACCTTGCGGCTGCCGACGTGAACGGCAATGTCGTGCTGTTGCGCTTCACCGCAACTGGCTGCGACGACCGGGACATATTGATTATCACTCAACCGTAGTCGGGTCATGAGTAACCCGCTTGTCAACGTCATTGATTTTGGCTACGACGTCTACGGGACCCTCGCTGTTCCGACCGGTACTGATTATCTTGGTCATGACAACTTCGTCATAATTGGGCTAAATCAGCAATTTACCGATTACGGCCGGAAACCGTATTCACCAGTTGCCAACGTTGCTGTCTCACCATCCAGTGTGGCGCTGAGCCTGAGTGAGACAGCTCCTAGTGTTCTACTATCGAATAATTTAAATATCTCTCCGGCTAGCAGTACGCTGATCCTGAGCGAGACGGCGCCTGGCGTTCAATCGAGCGCCTCGGTCAGCATCGTTCCGCCGAGAGTAACGCTAAGTCTGAGTGAGACAGCTCCGACCGTTCTGCTCTCCAATAATCTCAATTTCTTGCCGGCAAGTTACTCACTCAGTTTGAGCGAGACTGCGCCATCTGTTACTACAACTGCCAACGTTGCTATATCGCCGGCCAGCGTCGCCCTTAGTCTGAATGAGACCGCTCCGACCGTTCTGCTCTCGAACAATCTAAACATCTCGCCAGCCAGCTGTGCGCTGGTCCTGAGTGAGACGGCGCCAGGCGTCTCGACTGGGGCGAGCTTCTCGATCATTCCGCTGAGCGTGGCGCTGACCCTAAGTGAGACTGCGCCGAGCATTGCCGTCAGTGCCAATATCGCAGTCAGTCCTCCATCGGTCGGATTGACACTGACCGAGACTGCTCCGATCATCTCAACCCAGGTTGGGATCAGTCCACCTAAAGCAAATCTGGTGCTGACTGAGACAGCACCGATCATCTCAACCCCGTTTGGGATCAGTCCACCTAAGGCAGATCTGGCGCTGACTGAGACAGCTCCGAGCCTCGCGCTCTCTGCTAATTTATCTGTGGCACCATCTCAATATGAGATGGTGTTGACCTCCAGTGCTCCAGGTGTTCAGTCGAGCGCCTCGATCAGCATCGTTCCGCCGAAGGTCAGTCTGGCCTTGACGGAGACTGCGCCGAGTGTGGCGTTGTCCGCCAACGTCGCGCTGACCGTGCCGAAGGCGGACTTAACGCTGACGGAGACCTCTCCGACCGCCTCGCTGTCGGTGAATTGGTCGGTCGTGCCAGCCAAGGCCGACTTGACTCTGACCGAGACGGCACCGTTGGTACTGTCTGGCTTGGTCATTGCGCCAGCAAGAGCTAACGTAACGCTGTCCTCGCTGCCGCCAACCATAGCGCAGACGGCCGGAGTATTCGTCACACCACCTGCCGGTGGCCTGGCGCTCGCTCCGTCAGTACCGATCTTGACTGGGAACATCAATCGGGTAGCTCAGTCGGCTGAGATGGCGTTGGCCGGACACGCGCCGGTAACCAGTCTTGGTGCTGGGATCAGACCGTCGGCCGGTCAGCTCTTGTTGGTTGAGTCGGCTCCGACCGTCGTCAGAACAGTGGGACTGTTTGCCGAAGCGTTTGGTGGTCAGTTCGTAGCTCAGATCAAACCTCCGCCTGAGTTGATTGGGCGGCAGTCACCTCCTCCTGGTTTTATTGGACGGATGCCATGACGGTTCACTTGGTAGCAGGCGACGACTGGAAGCTGCAATTCACGCTGCTCAATTCACAAGGTAGTGCATTTGACCTCTCTAGCTCGCCTCAGATCCTTTGGACGATGTTGGCTGGTGGTCATCGAGTCATCCAGTCGACAGAGGTAAGCATTCAGGTAACGAACCCGCTGGCAGGTCAATTGAACGTGTTGGTTCCGGCAGATATAACAACGCGTTTGATCACTGCTTCCTACACCCACGCCCTGCGGGTGATCTATGCCGGCGTGTCGGCCACGCCATTCATCGGAGGGTACATCTTCGTCTCGGCTGATCCGTGGGCAGCTACGTCCCAAGTTATGACGTTAGTTGGTCGCAACCGTACTCCTCGCCTGTTGGAGCGACCAGTCCAGGTGCCTCTGATTGAGTCAGTAGATCATGTCAGCCGAGAAAAAATCGACATTAACTGAGGTGACCACTATGCCTATGAAACCACACAAGGGTGAGAGCCAGAGCGACTTCATGGCCAGGTGTGTGCCGGAGATGATTGGCACTGGGGCAGATAAGAGGCCGCAGGAACAAGCTGTGGCTATCTGCATGGACATCTGGCGGAACAAGGACAAGCAGGTGCCCGATCCTGGCGACTATGAGGACGATGAGCAGGATGAGTTCATGTCCGACTGCGTCGACGAGCTGGGCAACGAGGACATCTGCCAGATGCTTTGGGAGGACCGGGCGGCCGGAGAGGTGAAGTACAAGACCCACGCCTCGCAGGTTAACGGAATGGAGTTTATCCTCTCGGACGAGACGCCCGACCGGATGGACGACGTCATCCTGTCCGACGGGTGGGACCTCCGGGAGTTCAAGAAGAACCCGATCGCACTGTTCGGCCACAACAGCGCCTTCCCGATTGGGAAGTGGGCGAACGTCCGCGTGGAGAACAAGCAGCTACGCGGTCACCTTGAGCTGGCCAAGGAGGGTACCAGCCCGAGGATCGACGAGATCAGGCGACTGATCGAAGCAAACATCCTCCGCGCAGTCTCAGTCGGCTTCAGGCCGAAAGAGAGAAACGACCGAGAAGGAACCGATTGGGGCAGCGTCTACACCAAGTGCGAGCTGATTGAGACCAGCGTGGTTGCCGTACCAGCAAACCCAAACGCACTAGCTGTAGCGAAGTCCCTGGGTATCTCGTCTGAGACGATCGACATGGTGTTCGCCGGGCAAGGCAAAAGAGACCATACGATCAGGAAGACGATCAACGGCGGGCACGCCAAGTCACATCGAAACGAAAGGGTTAGACCCATGTCTAGCTTGGCCCAACGCATCATTGACTTGGAGGCCCAGATCACCTCCAAGCGGGATGCTCTTCAAAACCATGTCGACCATATGGACGACAGTAACGTAAGCAACTCCGACCTGGAGATCGCTGGCCGGTTCAGGGACGATCTCATCCAGCTCGAGCGGACTCGTGAGGCCCTCGTCGACAGTGAGAAGCTGTTGGCGAAATCCACGGAGCCAGTCCGCAACGGGAGGTCGCTCGTCCCCTCGCCCAGTGGGGAGCGGGTGCAGGCCCCGACGGTGATCCACAAGGAGTTCGATCCGCTCGATCTGTTCGTCAAGGCGGGCACCCTGGCCTACTTCTCCAAGGGCTGGGGGAGCACCCTCGAGGACACTCGAGCCAAGATCGCAGCTCGCTATCCCGACTACAAGGATGACGCGGTCAAGCTGATTGCGGACATAGTGCTCCGCTCGGCCTCAGCTCCCGCGATGACCAACGTAGCCGGTTGGGCCCAGGAGCTCGTCCAGACCACGTTCGCTCCGTTGATGCCGCTCCTGATGCCCAAGGCCATCCTAACTCGGCTCGCGCCTAGGGGATTGGCCCTGAGCTTTGGGCAGACAGGCAAGATCGTCATTCCCACTCGCTCCCGCACACCCAGCCTGGCTGGATCGTTCGTGGGTGAGGGTCTGGCCATCCCGGTCAGGCAGGGTGCGTTCACCAGCCAGACGCTTACTCCGAAGAAGATGGCCGTGATCACGACCTGGACGAAGGAGATGGATGAGCACTCCATCCCAGCAATCGAGGGTCTCTTGAGAGAGGCCATCCAGACGGATACGAGCGTGGCGATCGACACGGTGTTGATCGACGCGAATCCTGCGACCACGATCAGGCCCGCCGGCCTGCTCAATGGCGTGGGTGCTACCACGGCGACCGCTGGTGGCGGCATCGCAGCGCTCGTTGGTGACATCGTCTCACTGATCAATGTCATCTCGGCTGCGACCTACGGCAACGTGCGGAACTTGGTCTGGTTGGTCAACCAGACGGACATGCTCCGTGCGTCTCTGCTGTCTGCCGCTAACACCGGCATCTTCCCGTTCCGCGATGAAATTCGCGGCGGTACTTTGGGCACCGTCCCATTCATCGAGAGCGCCACCGTTCCGGCAAAGACGATGATCTTGGTGGACGCAGCCGACTTCGTGGTGGTTGGTGGTGATGCTCCGAGAATGGAGATGAGTGACCAGGCCACGCTGCACATGGAGGACACCAGCCCGACCGATTTGGTCGCTGGCTCTCCAGGCGTCGTTGCGACCCCGCAGCGCTCGCTGTTCCAGACTGACTCGCTGGCCCTGAGAATGGTGCTGCCTCTGAACTGGATCCAGCGTCGGGCAGGGACGGTGTCTTGGACCCAAAACGTCACTTGGTAGTTATAGAGTTGCAGAACCCGCCAGCCCCGCTGGGAGTTACGGGGAACGCAAGAGTGGCCTAGCCTGCGATCCGATGACTCCGGGGAGGCTAGGCGCTCACATCTATGAGGAAAGGACTTTAGAATGACGACCAAATACGCAGATGACGCGGCGACCGAGAACGCCAAGAAGGTGCTCGCCGAGGAGCAGAAGGCCACCGAAAAGTCTCGGGCCGACTTTGCTTCACGCTCAAAGGGCAAGCCGACGCCCACCCAGGAGGAGCTCAATATGTCCGCCCTGGGTGCGCACATCCTCGAGCACGAGGAGGATGGAAGCGACCCTGATCCAAACATCCAGACCAGGCACATGGAGGCCAGTCCTTCCTCCGGGAGGCAGTCCAGCTACTCGACCAAACAGCAGCACGCAAAGTCCGAGTAGTCATGCCAGGATTGATCGCCAGGTTCAGGTCCGTCCTGAAGGCCGTTGAGGGCGGCTTTCGTCCTGGGCCATACTATCTTCCCATTACGGGAGGCTGGTTGCCTGCGAACGCGGCGATCAACTGGTGGCAGCAGGGCCACGATCCCCTGTTCATGACGACCTGTTCGGCCATGGTTGAGGCGTGCGTCTCAGCCTACGCCCAGACGGTCGCCATGTGCCCAGGGGATCACTGGAGACTGAACACCAAGGGTGGGCGAGACAGGGTGAAGAACTCTGCGCTCGCCCGCATCTTGCGACATCCCAATGACTATCAGTCGATCAGCGACTTTCTGTTGAACATAGTCCGCCAGCTCTATTTGACCGGCAATGCGTACGCTCTGGCACTCCGCAATGATCGCTATGAGGTTGACGAGCTCCACCCAATGCACCCGGAGATGTCCTATCCTCGCCTGGCCGAGACCGGCGATATATTTTATTGGTTAGCCGGAAACGACGTGGTGGCCAAGAGGTTTAGGGAGGAATACCTTGTCGTGCCCATGCGCGACGTGCTCCATATCAAGCTCCACGTGAACCGCAGGTTTCCAAATCCTTTGGTTGGTGAGAGCCCGATCCTGGCGGCCTATGGAGACATGGCGGTCGCCGGAGCGATCTCGAAGCAACAGCAAGCGTTCTATATGAACGAGGCTAGGCCGTCGGCTGTCTTGTCTACCGATCTTGTATTGGATAAGGAGCAGGTCCAGGCCCTGCGAGACAGATGGAATGAGCAAGTTCAGGGCGTCCACCAGGGTGGTACGCCGATCTTGACCGCGGGATTGAAGGTCCAGCCGTGGGCCTTCGGAGGTAAGGACGCCGCGACGGCTGAGATGATGAAGTTGACCAATGAGCACATCGCACTGGCCTTCCGAGTACCGCTCCAGATCTTGGGACTGGGTGGGGCGGCGTACTCTTCTACTGAGCTATTGATGCAGAGCTGGATTGCCTCTGGTCTAGGGTTTGCGCTCAACCACGTCGAGGAGGCGTTCGGCTTGCTCTTCCAGCTCAAGGGTCAGCCGGATGAGTACGTTGAGTTCGACACGGCCGCTCTGCTAAGGTCCGCGTTCAAGGATCGCATTGAAGGATTGGCACGTGGCGTTATAAGTGGCATCTACGCGCCCAATGAGGCTCGCAATACTGAGAGTTTGCCGGATGTTAAGTTCGGAGATGAGCCAAGAGTACAGCAACAAGTTGTTCCACTGAGTGCGGCCGGAGCAATTCCTGCCGCTCCTCCGGCTCCTCCGTCTCCGGGTCCTCCTGGGCCGCCGAGCCCACCTTCGGAGGACGCGAAGCCAACTCCACCCGAGAAGGGTCACCATGATGATATCCAACGGGAAGTCAGAAACCTTCTCCGGCTCACTGAGCGAGTTGGACAGCGGCGAAGAAACTCTGCTTGATGCGTGGCGCATAGCTCTTGCGGAGATACTCGATCGCAAGGACGCCGAGTGGGAGCGCCACTGCAAGCTGATGGAGGCGCAGTCGAGTGCGATCATTGCTAGGCTCGAGACCCAGGTCGCCATGCTCAACGGGCAGATCAACTCCAGGCTCGCTGAGCTCAAGGACGGAAAGGACGGTGAGCCAGGTCCGGCTGGACTACCAGGAGTGATAGGCCCAGTCGGCCCTCAAGGTGAGAGGGGAGAACCGGGGGAGCGCGGTGGGATTGGAGAGAGAGGTGGCCAGGGAGAGCCTGGGGAGAAGGGCGACCGAGGTGACCAGGGCGAGCGAGGCCTTCCTGGAGAGAAGGGTGATCCTGGTGACCAGGGCGAGCGTGGCGAGCAAGGCTCTCGTGGAGAAGCTGGGCTCAACGGAGGTCCAGGTGAGCGGGGCGATCCAGGACCTGTCGGTCCAGCTGGCGATCTTGGTCCAGTGGGGCCTGTGGGAGACTGCGGAGAGAAGGGTGATCCCGGTGTCCAGGGTGAGCGTGGCGAGCGAGGTGAACAGGGTATTGGAGGAAGAGATGGCACGCAAGGTGAGAAGGGCGAAAGGGGCGAGCAAGGCATCGACGGGGTACAAGGACAGAGAGGTGAGAAGGGCGAGCAAGGCCTCACAGGCAAGGACGGTCAAGCCGGTAAGGATGGCGCGCCGGGGTCAATGAGAGAGGTCCGGAGGTTCGCAGAGAGTCGGG